GTCGAGCCTTGGCGAATGGATAGATCGTAGACAACGAGACTACGATGTACGGAATTGTATGTGGGCGGGAAAGTCGAATGACTTTAAGAAGCATTCCGCAAATTCCGAAACAGGCGAGGTATTCCCTTGGCCCGGTGCGAGTGACCAAGAGATACGCTTAGTTGATAACCAAATAAACAAGTGTGTGGCCATGTGCCTCAACTCGGTACGCCAAGCCCATGTGGTGGCTACTCCTGTGGAATCCAGCGATATTGAGCGTGCCAATGTAATATCTTTATTTGTCCGTTGGTTGGTAAATACCAAGATGGATGACTTTTACGATCAAGTGGAGTTAGGGTTAAATCATCTCTTTGAGAAGGGAATGATGGTCCACTATGTGTACTACGAGTCTCAAGACCTAAAGCAACAGCAGTCAATTAAGTTGGATGAGATTGCCATGGCTATGCCACAGATCGCCGAGGCGATCCAGGATGGCAGTATGGACGAAGAGTTGTCCGCCGCTATGTCCGAGCAGTTCGATGTCTCCAAGAAGAAATCGAGAAGCATGCTCAAGGAGTTGCGCAAGGAGGGAGAAACCACAATCCCTGTCACTCGTCAGGTCATCAGCCGACCACGCATCAAAGCTCTTGCTCCTGACGAGGACATTTTTTGGCCCAACTACACAATCGACCCACAGGAAGCACCCTATGTTTTCCATGTGTTAAACATGACTCCCGAACAACTTCGCTCCAAAATACAAACCGAAGGGTGGAGCGAGGAGTTTGTGGATAAAGCCATAGAATCTGCAACCATTGGGGAGAACGATGTCTACACACACAACCTTAGTTTACAGGATGAGATCCTCCGAGATGACGATGAAACCATCCGCATTGTATACTGTTACCAACGCCTGTTGGATGAAGATGATATCCCAGGCATATTCTGCACCGTATTCTGTAATGAAGTTCCTGACCTTTATGCAAAACATACGCTCATGGATTATGGGCATGGTGGATACCCTTTTGTCGTGTCCACTTATGAAAAAACTTCTAAGCGGCTCTACTCCTCCCGCTCCATCCCGGAAGTCGGCGAGCCGTTCCAGCAAGTCATCAAAGTCGAAACGGACGCGAGCATCGACAGGCAAAGCATCGCCACGGTCCCGCCGCTCGAACACCCGCTCGGCCGCGCGCCGTCCAAGTGGGGGCCGGGGGTAAGAGTACCTTACCGCACACCTGGAGAGATTCGTTTTGCCGATACCCCGCGTTACGATGCGGGTTCCACCGAGGTACGCAGATTTGTACAGGAAATGTTTGACCGCTACATGGGCAACAACGCACCAGGTGTGGACCCCGTGGAGTCGCAGATCAAACAGCAAAACATCATCAACCGCGTACTGCACCACATGAAATATGTGATGGATCAAGTCTATAGCTTGTACCAGCAGTACGGGCCGGACCAGGAATACTTTAGAGTCACAGGCGTACAAGACATGCAGAAGTATGCAAAGGGCAGACCTGGAGAACGATTCGACTTTTACATGCAGTACGATGTGGCTACTCAAGACCCTGAGCAAATGCTCGAACGGGTAAAGACCATTGGCACAATTGCTGGCACGATGGATAAGAATGGCGTGGTCGATACCGAGCAACTCCTTGCTATGGCAATCGGGCAAGTTATGCCTGGTGCGGCAGAGAAAGTAATCTTGCCCAAGGAGACTGCCACACAGAAAGCAATGGAGGAGGAGCGTCAATTAATCGCCGAGCTAGTGGCGGGTGTACCGCCCAATGTGCGCGAAAACGATGCTCACGAGTTGAAGCTCCAAGTATTTCAGCAATGGTTACAACAGCCCGATATCCAGCAAAAAGCACAGCAAGACCAAGCGTTGGGCGAGCGTATCCAAGGGTATATGAAACAGCGTCAGTTCGCGATCCAGCAGAAGCAAAACGCTACCATTGGTAGGCTAGGAGCCGCACCCACACAGTTTGGCCAAACAGCTAGTGCGGCATGAGCATAACACATCGTGGTGAGCGATTCTCAGGATACAATAAACCTAAGCGAACTCCTGGCAAATCTAAGAAGTTTGCCGTACTCGCAAAAGAAGGGGACAAAGTTCGTCTTGTGCGTTTTGGAGATCCCAATATGTCCATTAAGAAAAACATTCCCGCACGGCGTAAATCCTTCCGAGCGCGACATAAGTGCGATGAAAAGAAGTCTAAACTAACCGCTGGTTATTGGTCCTGCCGCAAATGGTGATATGAGTCTATATAAAAACATACATGCTAAACGAAAACGCATCAAAGCTGGCTCCAAAGAACGCATGCGCAAACCCGGAAGCAAGGGTGCGCCTACCGCGAAAGCATTTAAAAAAGCCGCAAAGACAGCACGCAAAAGAAAGTGAAGCGGAAGAAGTACCACGAGGTCGATCCACAGGAAGCGATCACCGCTTTGCGTTCCTTAAAGAACGATCCTAATTTTAAAAAGTACATTGAGGTGCGCGAGCAAATGAGGGAGGAAACTATCCGCGAATTACAAAACCGCAAAAATATTGAGAACCAAAATCTTCACTTTCACTTCACAGGAAAACTAGAAGCCATAGACGAAGAATTGGACAATTTTTACAGCCTTTAATCTTACCAATAGATTCTTAGCCCTCACGGTTATGGGGTAGCCGTGGGGGCTTTTTGTTGCCTTTGTCTCTACATATAGCTACATTTTGCTACACTAGGCGCTATTGCCTTGACAACTTATGGAAACATTAACCGAAGAGGTTGTCTCGGAATCCTCTGAAAATTCCGCGAATAATGAAACGCAAGGAGAGGGTAACCTTTCGATGGCCGAATTTGCCGATCAGTTACTGAAACGCAAGGAACAGCCGGAGGAAGCACAACCCGTTCCTACCGAAGAGATTGAAGAACCCGCTGATGAAACTGCGGAGCCTACGGATATCTTAACGGAAAACACAGAGTCTGCCGAAGAGGAGCAAGTGGAAGGAGAGGAATCTTCGCCGCCCGCAGATCCTTCAAATGTTCTTTCAAAGTTCAATATCGACCTGGATAACCTATCCGAAGAGGAGTCCCGCGATCTAGCTAAGGCGCTGAATGCATCTGCCGTCAAACGCTTTGGTCGCTTAACCGCTCAGAAAAAAGCACTACTCGCAGAAAATGCGGAGTTGCAAGCACAGGCTGTACAAGCCCAGCAAACGCAAAGTGCCGAACTACCTGAGTTCCTCAAGGATAATGCCTTGCACAATGTACAAGATGCCCAATCGCTCCATAAAGAAGTTGAGCAACTTACCGCCCTCGTAGAGTGGGCAGATGAGAACCTCGACAACGAAGTGGAGTACGATGACAACGGTAACGAGTATGTGGCAAAGGACGGGGACAAAGTCTACAGCAAAGCAGACTTACGCCGGATCAAAGCAAACGCCAACAAGATCCTCCGTAAAGATGCCCCCGCCCGGCAGAAATGGTTACAAGAGCGTACCCAAGCAGATCAGCAAGCCTTGCAAACCTTCGAGTTCCTCGGAGATGAGCATAGCGACAACTATAAGCTGTTTATGCAAGTAAAGGAATCTCCGCTCTATAAACCCTTGGTTCAATACTTACCTAACTCCAACTTCGCCCTTGGACTTATGGTGGAGGGATTAAACGCAGTCAAAGCTAGACAAGCACAAAAGGCCGCACCTAAGCCCAAACCCAAAGCACCAACCGCGAGTACCGAGGCGGGTACAGCTAGGCCCAAGAGTCCCCAGGCGAATGCAACGAAAGCTCTGCAAGCGGCGAAGGCGAAATTCGACCGATCAGGCTCAATGGCAGACTACCAAGCATATCTTAAACTTAAAAATAAATCTTAAATTCCAAGGAGGAAATAAATCATGGCAATGACCAAAACACATTCTAGCGGAACTCCGATTGGCTCTAATAGAGAAGACTTATCGGATATTTTAACCATCCTAGAACCAGAACGCACCCCTTTGCTTTCACTCGCTAAAAAAGGAAAAGCCAACGGCACATTCTTTGAGTGGCAAGTGGACGACATGAGCCAGCCAGCCTTTGCTGGAGAATTGGAGGGCGAGGATGTTACCAGCTTTACTGATAAAGCCGCTAACCGCGCTAAACTCGGAAACTACATCCAAGTATTCCGCCGTAACTACCAAGTTTCCAACATCCAGGAACTTGTCGATGTGGCTGGTGTGGACAACGAGTTTGCTTATGCGGAAAGCAAAGCGGTTCGGGAAATGAAGCGCGATTTGGAAAGTGCGCTTTGCTCCGCTCAAGATCGAGATCAAGACGATGGAACTAACCCATATAAGACCCGTGGTCTTTTTAAGTGGTTAGACACAGGCGCTGGTCGTCCAGCAGACCTCGGTGCGGCATTTGAGTCACCAGCGACTGTATCGCTCGGAGGTTCTGCATTCACCGAAGCCAACATGAACGGCTTGCTTCAAGACTTGTACGAAGCCAACGGAATGCCCGGTGGTCAACTTACCTTGATTGCTGGTCCTGGGCTGAAGCGCGACATCTCTGATTTCGCTCGTCAGGAAAGTTCCTCTCAATCCATCGCATTCTCTGTCA